GGGATCTCTTTAATTTTGAAGATGGAGTTTGATGCGTAGTCAAACTCAATGGCGACAATAAATTCTTCTGGGTCGTTTCCGTGGAGGAACGATTCAATTTCTTCGTTACTAATCATAATTTTTTGCGAGTGGTTTATTAGCTTTCACGGTATTGTGAAATTTACCTTACTCATACTATTATAAATATAGAAAACGAAATGGTTAGAATCAAATTAACAACAAGGTGATTCTGAAATAAAACTTGGTTGGACGTTAATATAAAGTTCTTCTCGTATTGGAAGTATTAAATTTCCTTCGTCATTTTTAATTAAAAATTGTCCTACGTATCGACCAGGAGTATTTGTCATTGTTGAAGTAAATTGAAAATAAACGTAATACTCAACAGGTGTTCCGGGTTCTGCAAAAGTTTTTTCAACAATGTTTGCAGGAGCAGAAACAACCTTAGGTATACCGTTTGCGGTATTAATCATACTAAAATAGATCGTAGATACTTCGAGTTGATCCATGAATACTACATAGTCACTTCTACCATCTTTTACGATCTGCATTTTTAATACAGGCAAAGTTGCATTCTGCTTAATAAAAAATTCCATAACAATAAATATACGTTATGATTCTTTCCGTAAGCTTCTATCGTAATGTTCAAATCTATCGTGTTCTGTTGGGGTCATCATAAGTAAACCTGCGTAAATTCTATCCTTTTTCATTTCTTGATAAATGTACGACATCCAAGTTTGTTCAAATGGTCTTGCCCATGTTGTTTCTAAAAACATTTTTTTATTTCCTTCTTTAGAAACTATCTGAGGCCAGTTACAATAATATACTTCACCGACAGCATATGGAATACCTTTGTGAGAAATAACCATATCGAACTTTGTCTTTGGAGCGTTCGGATCAAGACCCATTTCAGGTAGTCTTGGTTTACCTGGCCAAAACTCATCTCTTACAGACTGAGGTACATTATACCAAGCCCATTGAGTTCCGTTATCACCAAAAAATTCGCTATAGTTTAATTTTAAAAAATCGAAGTTTTCTTTCTTAATGATCTCTAACGTCTTTTGATAAAAGTTTGGAACAAATCTATTAAAACCATTTCTACATACACCATCTTTCGGGTGGAAGAACATATCATCTTCAAAGAAATGCATATAATCTAACCCACTCTTATCGAAGTGTTCCGCAATAAATTGTCTACCACCACAAATTCCTAAATTACCTTCTTCAGGAACAATGTGTTCAAAATCATATTCTTTACATAATTCATCATATCTATCATAAGTTGACTTATCTGTTGAATTATTTAATAAGAATTTTTTAGGTCTTGTTAAAAAATCACCATCATAGTCTTTCATAGAATTAATCAATGTTTCTAATTGTTTTGGACTATTGAAAGTTATAACATATAACCCAACTTTATTTAAGTCACCACTAGATGGTGAAATCTTTATAGAAGACTCAGACTTAGGAACCAATTTATCATTCTTTAAATCCTCAAAGAATTTACCAATTAATCCATTACCCTCAATTTCAAAATAATTAATAATGTCAGAATGTTTGTAACACATGATACTGAATAATGACTCCTCAGTACCCATATATCCTTCACTTAAAGTAGACATTAATAAGTTATAGTAGATTCCATTAATGTCAGAAATAGAGTCCTTAGGACCACCAAAGAATCCTCCACGAGCAACTTTAGTAACCTTACCACCAGCAATTGAGTTTAATTTCTTATATTCAAACCCATGTATTTCTGTCTCCGCATCATAAGGGAAAGAGATAAATGAGAACTTATTAATATATTTTGATAATTTATCTAAAACTTTATCGTGAGTAAAATATCCAGGGTGAACTGTATTTGTAAGACCACCGTCAATCCAAAACATATATTCTGAGTTGAACCCATCCATAATTTTTGCGTCGTGTAATAAAAACATTTTGTTCATTACAAGTGGATTATAATACTCTAATTTTGCTTGAGTTGACTCAGGTAACCAACCTGATAAATTTCTCCATTCAGGGTTGTTTCTAATGTTTTGAATTTTATCAAAAAACTCATTGTTTTTGAACCACTCGGTTGATCTTGTAATAAACTGAGTATTATCTTTTGATCTTCTTTCGAAGACAAAATCCCTAAGACTCTCATCACCAAAAATAATCATATTGTTATCTATCGATAACAATGATGTAAATTTATCCAAATAGTGTTGATACGATCTTGACCATCCATCAGAAAGTTGATCTCTTCCGATGTCCCAAATACCCGTTACAAGTGTTATATTACTCATCTATCTTATTTAATTCTAATAATATTTTATAGAAACTTTTATTTCTTTCGAACAATTCGTTGTCTGTTCCTGGAGGACAGTTGTCTCTACACCACCATATGTCAAAATGTTTTCTATTGAACTTTTCAGGATGATTGTAAAACATTAAAGTCATCACTTGTTCTTCCATCGGTATTCTTTCCTCAGGATCTTTTAATATTTGTTCAGTGTATTCCTCAAATTTAGAAATATACCATTCAAAATTTTCTTTTTTACCTCCGAACAATCCACCAATGATGTGAATGTCTCTTTGGAAATTATCGTAAAACTTTTGATTAACAGTACCTGACCAATAGTTTCGATCATTTTCTTTACCAATAATGAATAATTTATCTCCTGTAAATTCTATCAAATTATTCAAGAAATCATTTTGAAATAAATTACACTCATAATATCTTCTTGTTGCCCCATTATCAGTCAAATATTTATTCGGTACCAATCCACAATGAGATAAACCAGCATCAATCCAATAATAATAATCATACGTTTTATCTTCATTCCAATACCAACTAAATTTAGAATATTGAACTTCAACACATCTATCTGATTTCTTTGTTTGATCGATATCCTTTTTTTGATTTATTAGATCTTTGAATTTCGTATCATATAAATCAAATACAACAAATTTTAATTTGTCTTTTGAGATGTTATTTTCAACGTAAAAAAAGACTTCAAGTTCTTGTTTCTCGTCTTCTGTTGTGTAACAAATAAAATCAGCGTTAGTCATTTTGAGTAATGACAATAAACTATATCTATAATGACCTCCTCTGGCATGTCTACCACCTAAATCAGACCCTGCTAATCTACTGTAAATTGCCGTTATAAATTTAACTGACATAATATGAAATATGTTTTTTTTCTTGTTTTATTTTTTCATTCTCTTTCTCACTCTTAAATTCATTTGGAAGTTTTTTTGGTGAATACAAATTCCAATTATACGTTTGAGCATAGAAGTTATTATACATACCATGAGAAACATCAGAATATGAATTTCTTTGAGGGGCGATTGGTAATATCGGACAATAAGATTGAAACTTAGGATAAATAAAATTAGCCAAGTATCCATCAATTGGGAAATAATAATCACCAGATGTTGTGAAAGCTGTTAGGGAAATATTAAACATTTCATCATATACAGATTTATCGTATATTAAAATATTTGTTGCAAAAGTTTCTGTATGTACTTCGCTTTCTTTAGGTGGAGTGTTTGTAATATCTAATAACAAATCATACTTATCACTTAAATTAAGTTTTCTGTTTAAAGTTGGTGTAATGTTAATAACACCAAACTCAATTCCATCTATTTGTTTTTCAATGTCATCTAACAGTGATTTAGCATATGGCATAAACACACAATCGTCTTCAATCACCATCACGCGATCATACCCTCTTTCTTTTGCAATTTTAATAACTTCTAAGTGGGAAAGAGTACAACCCATATAACTATTTCTATTAATAGCGTTGAATTTTTCATACTCCCACCCAATATAATCCATCTCCTTTTTAATTAATTCGAGATTATCTGGTCGAGTTTCCAAATTAATAACAAACTTTGGTATGTCTTTAAATTTCATTAACTAATAACATTATGGTTTAATTGACCTGTGATTCTATCACACCATCCTTTTGATTCTGAGTGAGGCCAAACAACCCAATATTCAGGTAATTCATCAGTTTGAAATTCTCTCCATACTTTACAGTATTTGTCAGGATCTCTCATGAAACCTGCAATCTCATTTTTGTCCGCATCTTTTCTGAATAAAGTTTTATCTTCTTTACCGTGGAACGCAACAACCCAAAAGTCATAATCTGTTTCAGTAACTTGTGAGTATCCAATATCAATACAATGTTTAAACATCATACAAAAACTATCTTTCCATTCTTTTTCTGTTTCAAACGTATATGGATTTGGAGGATAATTTTTATCTAACGTATATTTGTCAATCGCTCTTTTCGAGAAAAGAATTCCTGCATACTTTTCATAATCAGTAAGAGTTCTTACAGGTCCGAACCCATAAGGACCATCATGACCTTCTTGAGTTTCTCCATCCATGCCGAATAACTTTCTATTTGCCAAATGACTTTTTTGATTTCTTCTTACCCATTCTTTGTCATCATCCCATTGTTTTGTTCTACCCTTACGAGTGTACTCGTGGTATACAACTGGAATATGTGGGTGAAACAAATCATAACCCCATGTGTAAGCTCTTGCCGCAATCGAAATCTCTTCTCCGTGGAAATAGTATTCAGGATTGTGTTGAACTTCAGTTGAGAATTCACCTAATGTGAAACAAAAGTGTGCTGAGTAGAATCTTGCCGTTACAGGTTTTTTCATTTCTCTCCAACCTGGAATTGTTTCAGGTAAGAAGAATACAGCACCTTCAGGAATGAATCTATCGAACACCATTCTCCAAGCGTCTTGCGCACGTCCCGCAGGATCGTTTTCGGGGTCAAAAGACGGAACATAACCCGTAAGTAGAGGTTTCTTGTATCCGTCCTTTTGTAACCCCTTAATCATCTTGATAAGAATATCATCCCAATCCTTAACAAATCTCATATGAGAATCTATTTGAAGGGTATACGTTTCTCCATCATATAATTGTTGTGTTAGATTTCTTGCCCAACAAACTCCTTGAGCTTCTTGGTATGGAATATCTAATATCTTAAACCTTTTATCGTTTCTATATTCATCTAAATTATCAAAACCATCGGATTCGTTAAATTGTCTTGCAATTGCAAAAACAAGGTTTTTAGGTTTTTTTGCGTTCGCAATCATGTCTTTTAATGTCGGAACTAATTGTGGGTCTCTGTAAGAGGCAACTTGGATAAAAATCTTCATTAATTTGTATTTTGTTTTAAAAATAAAAAACCCTATCCAAAAGAATAGGGTTTTAGTTATATTGTTTGAATTATTTTTAGTAAATCTGGAATTCCACATCATCGGTTGATAATGCACTTGCAGCTCCTCCAATAAAAATATTAACTGTGGTAGAACCTGCGGAAATACTTGTATTAAATCCTTGTTCATAACTACCATTTTTATAATACTCAATAGAAATCTGTGGACCACCATCAGTTGTTATTTCAAAAGATATTGTATCTCCAGATATTTCTTGATGCGTACCGAAATTAGCAGTTCCCGCACTTAATGGGTATGTACCTGTTGTTCCTGTGAATCCTACTCCAGATGTTCCAATATATGGAATTTCTGTTAATGTAATGTTGTGACGAATAGGTAATATAGAAACTTTAAAAGTATTTGTTCCAAAAGGTGTTGGAGTTGGTGTTGGAGTTACATCTGGTGTACCCGAAACTGTGTTAGTTGGTGTTGTGGTTACGGTTGGTGTATTAGTTGGTGTTTCACTTGTAGTTGGAGTTTGACTTGCGGTTATTGAAGGTGTTGGTGTATTGGTTGGGGTTTCTGTTTGAGTTGCTGTAGGTGTTACAGTTTCTGTTGCGGTTAATGTTGTAGTTGTTGTTGGAGTTTGTGTTTGAGTTGTAGTTGGAGTTGGTGATACCGAAACAGTTCCTGTTGGAGTTAGAGTAGGTGTTACCGTTGGTGTTGGAGTTGGTGTATCCGTTACGTTATCCGTAGGTGTATTAGTATTAGTTGGTGTGACTGTTTGAGTTTGAGAAGTTGTTGGTGTTTGAGTTTGAGAAGTTGTTGGTGTTTGTGTTGGTGTCTGAGTTGCTGTTGGAGTTAATCCCACAGTTACAGAAGGTGTTGGTGTTTGTGTTGGTGTATTACTTGGAGATACTGGAAATGCTCCGTCATCAATTATCTCACAAAGCAATGCTGAGTTTTGATCAAGTTCCCAAGAACCGTCTAAAAACCAAATATTTTTGGTTTGATTATAATATAAAGGAGTTTGGTCCATTTGAAGACCGTCACCACATCTTCTATATTCAAAGTATATGGTTGCCGTTGAACCGGTGTTCGTAATTGTATATTTTTTACATGCCATTTTTTTCTTTTATAATAAATACAAAACCCTCACATAAAGCGAGGGTTTTGATTATAAAATCTTTTTTCTTTTTTATAGTTGTGTTAATTAAACAATTACTGAAGGGGTTGCAGATTTTACGTTATGTTTTTACTTGGCAATTCAATTATGATAAAAACGTTTCTACCAGTTACTATATTATATGCAGTAGATGCTCTCAAGTCTTGATACACACGAGGACGAATAATATCTCCTAGTTCTAGTTGTAACACATATCTTGAAGTTACCGTAGGAGTATTACAAGTAATGTTTGTGTAAGTACTCCACCAATCACCAATATAAGGGACTCCATTAAAACTAATAATGGGAGCAAACTCTTTAAAGACAGCATCTGGTGATACATTAGACAACATTAGACTTAATGAAATATCATAAGTTCCTGATCTCGGACAAGTCCAAGTACCAGTGGTTGCGTTCCATGCACTCGGAGTGTTATTTACTAGAGTACCATCCCAGTCGGTTATGGTTGTTTCTGTGTTGTGTGGGATTGATTGAGCTGAGTTTTTATTTACTGATAAATAAAGTGGTGTTGTTCCACCAGTCCAAGCGGTAGCGTAATTTGTGCTTCCTGTCTTAACTAAATACTGGCTTGAAGTACCTCCTGTCGGTATGTAATTAACCCAACTAGTGTCGTAATCTGTACTTGAGTTCTTAATCAATACTTGATTGATAGTTCCTCCAGTCACCATACTTGTACCAGAGCTACCCGAAGAACCTGATGTTCCTGAAGTTCCACTTGTTCCAGAACTGCCTGATGTTCCTGAAGAACCACTTGTTCCAGAACTACCATCAGTTCCATTTGAACCTGAAGTTCCTGAACTACCAGATGTTCCCGAACTACCTGAAGTTCCACTTGTTCCCGTTGAACCTGAAAATTGTTCAGTTAATGCTGAAAAATATATTTTA